GTTTTTTCTCCTTACATTGAGATGCAACTCACTCGTGGCGTGAAGCACGCTTGTATTTAAAAGTTTTTAGGAAAGGGTGGGGGTGCTGGGAGGAGAGAGCACCCCCTAACTTTAAGCAGCTTGAGCTGTAATCTGTTTTATGTCTTGTTCGATTTCTTCTAAAAAGGTTTCAACCGCTTGATTGATGGCTTCAATCTGCTCATCATTGCGATGAATACGCTGAACCTTAAGACGTAAGTGAGCGGATTGTCCTGCAAACCGAGGATCATAGCTTACAAAATCACACCACTGACGTCCTGTACAAGCCATTTGAAAGTGCATTTGTGCTAAATATTCTGGTTTGATTGTTTCTGTCATCCAGAAACGAAGGTGGTTTGCAGACTGGGGACATTTAATCTCAACTAACCCGTCCTCACCAATGAGCCCATCAGGACTTGCTCCGGCCATTTGAATGGTAGGATGTTGGATGAAACCACATTGAGTGACCTCTGTATCGTAAATGAAGGCATATTCTTTCAATGCATTCTCTTCATGTTCAATGCCCCATTGCATCGCTGCTGTTGTATAAGATTGGCTTATTTCACCGACGAAACGTTCTGTTATGAGTTTGATTTTGTATTCTTCATATTTGCTTGTGGGCAAGTTTTTAGAAGTTCGACTAAGGACGTTGTAAATATTTGAAGAGGTGACTTTCCCTAAACGTGCTTGAAACCATTCTGCAGTTCTTTGCTTCATTTTACACCACCCTTTGCTCTGGGGGATGAACACGGTCTTGACTGTAGATGTCATCATAGTCATAGACAATTTCAACCGGCTGTTGTTCTTGAGGGGGTTGTTTTTCTCTTTTTTTCTGTAAGAGCTGCAAAACAATTTGCCCTTCTTGCAGAGAAAGATCTGTTATATTTTTGACATTTGCAAAGCTCAAAACTTTTGTTTCATCTGTTTGTGTTTCATGCATGAGGCCTTGGATTTCCATGATCATTTCATCGGATACAAGCTGCCTTTGTGAATGAGAGCCTTGATTAATCCGTTCAGCTTCATCTTCATCGTAAATACCAGAAAATCCGAAAGCATAACGGGCACATTGGATGACCGCTTTATGACGCAACATGCGTGCAGGATACTTTTGCCACGGGTCAGTTTTTTGTTTGCATTCGTTAAGATATTCAGTGACCTCAATAGGATCTTTAATTTCTTTCAAACGAATAGCACATTTGATGGCTATCAGCTGGCCATTCTTGTCAAGTTGATCTTGAAAGGTCATCCCATCAAATTGAGGATTTGATTTGATAATCTTGATCCATCCGTCAATAGAGACAACAGGAATAATCCCGCCCCCTCTTTTAGGAAGAGCGTAAATCTCTTTTGTGAGTGGATTGAGTCCATAAGTATTAGCGACGGAAATAAAAGCAGCAAACTCTTCATCAGAGAAGTTATGGCTGATACAGGTTTTAATAATGGTTTTACGAAACTCTTGTTCTGAGAAGCCATATTTTTGTGAAATAAGGGCTAAAGGAGAATGTGTCATGTAAATTCTCCTCTTTAAATTACATCTGTTAGGTTAGTGTTTTGTTTATTCATCTTGATTTCCTCCATTGAAGCGCAATTCACCCGTTCGTGAAACACGCTTGTGTTAAAAAGTTGTTTGTGTGGTTAGAAACGGCTTATATAGCTTGTTAAATATTTACTTTTGGAGACGATTGCAGTTTCTCCACGAATTTCAAAATCACCAGAAATCCTTACATAATCGAAAACATATACTCTATCTTGAATTATAACATCTCCGGAAATGTGTGCTTTATCACTTATAAAAGTATTGCCAAAAACACGGGCATTTTCACAAACAAGCCCATAAATCCGAGCTTTACCATAAATTTGTGTATTGCCGAAAATCTGCGCATCGTATTCAACACAAGCATCTCCACAAACTTTTGCATTGTCATAAACACGCGCATTGTCTGCAATCTTTGCATTTTCAAATATTTGTGCATTACCAAAAACTTTAGCGTTATCACAAACACTGGCTTGATCCCAAACCCAACAATTTCCCTCATGGCTTAAATTATCTTCTTTTTGTATAAAGCCACCTAAGTAACCTTTTTTAACATTTCTAAAGTCTCTTAGTGCCCTGATACAGTGCAGAGTTTTTCCATTAACTTCAATTGTTTCATCAGTGAGCTCGTATTTCTTTTCCATGATAAATTCATTTCTTAGTATGATGAGAGTATTTTCAAAGGAAGTTTAGAGGCTCTTTAAATCACATCAGAGAGTCTGAGGCGGTGCTGCTCTTCATAAGTGCCATAGATCTCATCATCAATTTTTTGATTTTCTAGATCTTTTTTAAAGATTTCATAGGCATTACTGTATTCTACAAAAGGAGGAACATCGCTTTCTTCATCAAGCATCCATCTGCTTTGATCTAAATATTCTTCAGCAATTTCTTCGGAAATATCTTCCCATCGATTTGTTGAGAGTTCGATGCGAATAATTTTTTCAACATCATCGATACCCGATAAAAAGTTCAATACTTCTGTTTCATCGTAAAAAGGACCAGAACGTGCAGTGTTTTCACTTTCATTGCTGCACATTGCTAAAAGAATTTCATCTGAATTAATAAAAATCAGCTTTTTCATTATTACCCCCTCTAATGCCCTGCGACAGTTGCTTGTGTTTTGTTTATAGATGAATGTATACCATAATGGTAATATTTAGTCAATACCAAAATGGTTATTTTTGTATTTTTATATCTGAAAGAGGGGAAAATGATAGATAAAAATCTACTGATTAATGCACAAATACTAGCATTTTGGAAAAAATTAACAGAAGACGAAAAAAAGAAATTTATCACTTTTTTTCTTGATAAAATGAAGAAAGAAGATCAAGAAGCTTAACTTTATTATCATAGCTTAGGTGTTCGAGCATATCTTCTATTTGTTCATCTAAGCTATTTGTTTGTTGTTCTGAAAACATTAATTGCTTAGGTGTAACCGCTAAATGAGGAGCTAAACGCATAGCCCATTCTTTTGTTAGCTTTCGATGTCCGTTTTCTAAGCGAAAAATCTGTGGCTGACTCGTGCCTGCTAATTCGGCTAATTTTTTGGAGCTTAACCCCATTTTTTCTCTGAAAAATTTCAAATTATTCATGATTCTTATCCTATTTAAAAAAAAATATCTTTCAAATACCAATATGGTAAAAATCTTCTTGCATTAAAATTACCGATATGGTAATAAAAATAAATGTTTAAGCTAAAATCATATTTGTTGAAGAATAATATTACTTATGCTGAGTTTGCAGTTTCTGTAGGTGTTACGCAGACATCAATAGCACGTTACGTAAGTAACAAGAGATTTCCTCATCCTAAGATAATAAAAAAAATAGCAAAGATTACGAATAATTATGTAAGTCCTAGTGATTGGTATCAAGAAAATTGTACTACTGTAATGCAAAAAAAAGAAATATCCTCTTCCTCTTCATTTTGCGATAATTTTTCTGGTTGCAGAGATGAGTGTGAGTGCAACGATATGCAACGGCTTTAGAGAGTATGATAATATAATTCAATATAAAGAAAGAAAATAAAGATGGATTACAGTTTGGCAGCGATGATTATGCTTTTTATAGTCAATGTAATCATGTTTTTTGTTGGTTTTTATGTCTTTCGTAAAAAAATACAAAACTTATCTTATACTTTTTGCATTTTAGAAGATTTAACAAAAGAAATGCATTTTCCAGATGGCAGCACAATTGTTTTTAGCGATTCTGATTGGGATTTTTCTCTTGATGAAAATGATAATTTAATAGCTAAAAGTGCTTTAGGACCATCATTGTCTATAAAGGCATATAGTAGTGCGTACGGTTTCAAAAAGCATTTCATAGATAGTTTACAGAAATACATACGATGTGGTGAACACATAATATAAGCACGTTATAGTCTTGAGGGGAGATAATCGTGGTTTTTAAAGCTCATAAGAATGATATTGGTAAATCGCGTGTTGATCTTATTCCACCACTTACATTGCTTGATATTGGTCGTGTTTTGGAATTTGGAGCCAACAAGTATGGTGCTAATAATTGGCGTTCTGGCATGAATTGGAGCCGTTTGTATGGAGCTTCTTTACGTCATTTATTAGCTTGGTTTGGTGGAGAGGATAAGGACCTTGAAAGCGGATTACCACACTTGGCTCACGCAGTTTGCTGTCTTCTTTTTCTCATGGAGTACGAAACCCAACAGATTGGTTGTGATAATCGGCTAAAAGAAAGGCTGAAGTATCATGATCACTAACGCACAAAACATTTTATGCCTTGATCTAGGCACCAAGACTGGTTGGGCGCTCTGCGGTGCAGATGGTCATATAATAAGTGATACAGAACATTTTCCATCACGCCGTTTTGAAGGCGGTGGAATGCGTTATTTGCGTTTTAAGCAGTGGCTTATGGAGATCAATCGGTCCGTTGATAGAATTGACGCAGTATATTTTGAAGAGGTGAGACGTCATATTGGTACCGATGCTGCCCATGTTTATGGCGGCTTTTTAGCAACGTTAACAGCGTGGTGTGAACATCACCAGATCCCGTATGAAGGGATCCCTGTTGGTACGATAAAGAAAGCAACAACAGGAAAAGGAAATGCTTCGAAAGAAGAGATGATAGAGGCAATGTGTTCCAAAGGGCATGCACCTTGTGATGATAATGAAGCAGATGCTTTGGCAATTTTATATTTAAAAAAAGAAGGGGGTATACATGTCCAGTAAATTACCTTGGACGAGACTTTTTGCAGATAAGTGGATTCTTGATCTCTCTTGTTTATCTCCCATTGAATGCAATGTTTATATCAAATTGCGTTTGCAAATGCTTTATACTGGAGAGCCGCTTTTAAATGATATGAAGATCTGGGCTAATTACACTGGCTGTTCAGTAAAAATGTTTATGAAAGCGTTAGATGTTTTGTTAAAAACAGGTCATATCGAACGTTTAGATGATGGGTATTTGTGGAGTTTAAAAGTTGCAGAAGAACTCAATAACTCTAATGAGAGTTTAGAGAAGATATCGAAAACATCTCGGTCAAAGAAATTATCGGAGAGAGCACAAAAAGCAGCGCAGGCAAGATGGGAAAAACATAAAAATGATGCTTGCGATGATGCTAAAGCCCCTGAAAATCCTGAAAACTATGCTAAAAATGATGCTAAAGTTATTAAGCATGATGCTAACAGTATGCTTAACGATGCTAAGCATGATGCTTACGACATGCTTAATGATGCCTATATATATAACAATAACAATAACATTAACAGTTATAATAAAAAAACTAATACTATCGTATTAGCAAAAAAAGAAATTGGTTCTGAAAGTTTAGAACCTATCGATTTAGTTGATGAGCCAACAGAGGTTCGTGATTGCGAAAGCCGACCAGAGCAAATCGCAACCTCATCAGACAACCAACCTCCCATTCACGAGCAAGAGAACATTTCCAAAAAAGCAAAACGGTCGAGAAGTGATCGAGGCTGTCGACTGCCTGAGGATTTCAAACCTAATTTCCAATACGCAATCGATAAAGGCTTAGCACATGATGAGGCGCTGTTAGAATTTGAGCGGTTCACAAATTACTGGTTAGCAAATCCAAGTAAAAATGCAAACAAACGGGATTGGCAAAGGACATGGTACAGTTGGGTTACAAATCCCGACTATGGAATGCTAGCAAAGAAAAAAGCAAGATTAGAACAGGAAAAACGGTTAGGTGATCATTATGGCAAATTCCCTCAGAAAACTTTCACAGAACAGCTTGCAGAAGGCTTCAACGAACTCAGAGATCATCTCTCATCTGGAGAAGATTATCGAAATGATCAGTCCGGGGTACCCGTTGACGCTGAAAGCTGGGAATTCATTGACAAAACAGGAGGAGGAGCAAGCCTTAGATTCTTGCAATCGTCTACAAGTGTTGCTCTCTGTGAAAGCTTCAGTTAAGGAGATTGAGCAAGCTTCTTTCCTCCTCTCAAGCATGAGAGTCCCTGCAAATACAGATGCCAAAGCCGTGGTTTTATCCTATGGCATGATGCTGGATCGCATTTCGTCATATGCTCTGAAAAAGGGTGTTGAAGATATCGTAACTGGTCAAGCACTTGGGATATCAAAAACGTTTATGCCAACTTGTGGAGAGCTCTTAGCTTATTGCCAGACAGTAGAAAATACGCTTCTTTCAAAAGCCGAAAATGTCCGTAGAGCAATTGAAAATACACGTAAGAAAGCACTCCAAGAAAAAACAGCGCAAGAGCATTTTAGACCACTAACGCTTATTCACAAGCAAGAGCTTGAAGAGGTTTTAAAACGGATTGAAGGATAAACAGCAAAATAGTGAAAAGTGCTGATCGTTTTGTGATTGGATATGTGTTTAAATCGACAGAAAGGCACCGTCGAAAGAGATTTGATAGTTTTTTGATGAATTCCACATGAGAAACATGAAAGTCGCTGTGTGGTCAAATTTGAGTCAAACAGAGCATGATGCAAAAATAGGAAAAAAGATGCAGATTTTAAATTTAAAACAGTTGTTCTTAACAAACCGTCAACAGCCGATGCAAAAGAAGTTTGTAGCAACGGCAATTGGTCATGTGCCATGGGGGGATGGAGTGGCAGAATATTTTTACAATCTCTACGAATATGAAGATGGCACAAGAGAGTGTGAAAAGTTTGATGGTGGCCAGTATTATACCATACCAGAAAATGCGGATTTCAGTACCAAAGCGCAGGTAAAGGCCTGGATCTATGGGGGAAATGTGCCACGGAATATTCTGAATGTCGAGCCTCTCATAGAAGAGGTGAACAAAAACATCAAAAAACATTCTGTAAAGATGGTGATGGACGATCGAGATGATGAACCAATGTTGAAGAAAATGGAAAAGGAGATAGAGAAAGCTCTTCATCAAGAATTTAAGAAATCCGCAAAAAAGAAAAGCATTTCAAAAGAAATTTGACAGTACTGAGGTCGCTTAAACCTATTTTACAAAAGGTTGTAATAAATCAAGTTAAGCGTTCTGGCAAAAACTGGAAAGAAATATTTCTGAAAATTTGTCATGCTCTTAAAGAAACAGGCGCTATGGCTGACTTTGTTCAAAAAATTATTGAAAAAGGCACGTAACAATGACTCATCTCTACTCACCATTAAGGTATCCGGGCGGCAAGGCTGTACTTTATGGAAAAGTCAAAGAAATATTTGAGAAAAATGCATTAAATGGCTGTTCCTATAGAGAGCCATTTGCTGGTGGGTGCGGGCTTGCTCTAAAGCTTCTTTTAAATGGTGATGTTAAAGATATTCACATTAACGATAATGATCCATTCATTTGGAGTTTTTGGCATTGTGTTTTGCACAAGACAGAAGAATTAATAGAAAAAATTAACACAACTACCATTAGTTTAGAAGAATGGTACATACAAAAAGAAATTTCTCCTGAAACAGCAGATGTGCTTAGCACAGGATTTGCAGCACTTTTTTTGAATCGCACAAATAGATCAGGAATCATTAAAAATGCTGGTCCAATTGGAGGAAAAGGACAAATCGGTACTTATAAAATAGATTGCCGGTTTAATAAAGGGAATATAATTGAACGCATTCTTTGCATAAGTAAACAAAAAGAGAGGATACATTTAACGCAACTGGATGCGCAGGAATTTTTACTGCGTTATGGAACAGATGAAAATACCTTTGTTTATATGGATCCTCCTTATTTTAAAAAAGGAAAAGGGCTTTATACTTCGTTTTATCAAGCTAATGATCACCACAATTTAGAAAATATCATCTCCCAACATGTGAAAGCTCCTTGGCTAATAACTTATGATAACGTAGAAGAAATTAAATTTTTGTATAAGCAATATACCTCAATAGAATTTAGCTTACAGTATTCTCTACAAAAGAAAAGACAAGCTACCGAACTCATGATTTTTTCTCCTAAAATCAAAATACCTCAATTCGCAGAAAAGAATATAGGTTCACTTCTCAAAGCAGCTTGATTGCAGATACATTAATAGGAGCTTTAATTAAATGCTTACATCATTTGGAAAAACCTTACGAAAACTCCGTATTGATCATGAAGAACGTCTTTTGGATATGGCTAAGAAATTAGGTGTGTCTAAAGTGTTTTTATCTTCTGTCGAGATTGGCAAAAAATCTGTGCCCATTGGTATGGAAGAAAAAATCATCAAGTTGTACGCTTTAGATCAGGATATGGCTTCACTCTTAAGAAAAGAGGCTGATGCTTGCCGTAAGAGTGTTACAATACAGCTTTCTAATTCATCCAAAGGTCGACTTGTTCGTATGTTTGCTAAAATTGTAGATAAAATTACTTCAGAAGATGAAGTAAAAGAAGTGGAACAACTCTTGTTGATTGGTATGCTGAGTAACATTACTTCAGAAGATAAAAAATAAAAAAACTAATGAAACAGATAAAATAAATGTTGCTTGCAAAATAAATAATTTCTTTATCTTATAAACACGCTGCAAAACATAATTTAATATGTTAAATTATAATAATATATCATTGAAATAATTGAAAAAATAAGCAAATCATGTTAAGATCTTATGTCTATAAAATACAAGTTTAAGGTCAGGAAAAACATGCTGAATAAAGTGACATTAATCGGACGCCTTGGTGCTGATCCAGAAGGAAAAATGATGCCTTCTGGTTCAGAGATTGTGAATTTTCGTATGGCTACTTCGCAGAGCTATACAGATAAAAAGACCAATCAAAAAATAGAAAAAACTGAATGGCATTCTGTGGTGATTTTTAATCCACATTTAGCAAAAATTGCTCTCCAATATATCAGGAAAGGAAGTAAGGTTTACCTTGAAGGACAGCTTCAGACACGTAAATGGAAAGATAAAAATGGACAAGATCATTCCACAACAGAAATTGTTCTGCCTCAGTACAAAGGCGAGTTAAAGTTGCTTGAGAGTATTAAAGATGATGATCATGAAGAATCCATACAAGAGCAAGCAAAGCCATGGGAACAGAGCTTTCAAAAGCCTTCAGAAATGCCAAAGACTTCTTTCAATGATGGTATGCCGTTTTAATCAACAGGATGGTCATGAGACAAAGAGGAAGACCCAAAATATTAGGGAAGCTCCGAGAACCAAATGGACGTATTTCTCGGGCTAAAAAGCCATTTGTTGCTGCTGATCAATTAGCGATTGAAATGCGGGCTAAGCATTTTGGTTTGACAAAACAAGATGCAAAAAATCCACTTTCCAGTACTTACATAGGGCGGCTTTGTTTGAAAGATGAGCTCACTCAAGAGCAATATGACGCAGCACAAAAGTATCTACAAATCAAAAACAATTACCTCTGTGCAAAAGGATTGCCTAATGCTGTTTATGATGAAATGCCTTCCTCTTCTGATGAGAAGGAAAGGGATAAATGGGTTAAATTGGTAACAGAGCAATTTTCAAATGTACAAGAGGTCATAAGAGAAACACAAGGCTTCTATCGACAACATAATCTTTACGCTGCGCTACAATATCTTGTGATAGAAGATAAAGAATTGCCATATCTTGTATCTTCATTGCGGATTATTCTGAATGCGCTTCAGAAATATTTTGTCAGAAAAACTAAATGTTAAATGTTTTATGAAGTTTTTTGTAGCATGACGTAAAATGTTTTTCTGTACAATACGTTGTATTTGTATTACAGTGAATACAAATATGAGGATTGCGTTATGACGATATCTATTCGGTTGCCAAGTGATCTCGAAACACGTTTGAATAATTTAGCTTCTAAGACAGGACGTACAAAATCTTTTTATTTGCGTGAAATTATTGAACGTGGAATAGAGGAAGCAGAAGATTACTATTTAGCTTCACAAGTAAGAGAGCGCATTCAAAGAGGAGAGGCTACTTTTTATAGCTCTGAAGAGGTGAGGAAAGAGCTTGGCTTGGACGATTAGATATGAAAAACTAGAATTAGAAGATATTTTGTACCAAAGTATATAATCATTTCTCTATCATAACAGATACTGTATCAAGTGTCCGTAAGATCTGTCGAAATTAAAATATTTATTTTTAAAAATCGCCTCTCGCATTTGAATATTAAACTGTCTGCTTTCTTCGTTGAAAGCCTCGTTCAATGTTTTCATTTTTTCAGCACTGAATATTATATTTAGCTTCTCTTGTCCTATAAGTGTATTCCAATAGCTTAACCTATCATAGCATTGATTTAATTCTTTCTATTACTCCTAGTTGATAAGCTCTCTCAAATGTTGGAATATCTTCAGAATTCTGTAGATTATAGCTATCTTTTTTATTTATAAGTTCTTTATCTTTTTCCTTATACTGATTTACTTGCCATTTCACCTCGTCGGCAGAGCAATCCTCATCTAAAGCAATATATCCTTCTGTAACAGTTTCAAGAAGACTCTTATAATGAATAAAAATTTCTCTTGCTATTCTATAGTCATCCGAAATGTCATACAACAATGTCAGTAAATATTTTTTTATCCCTACTAGGCATTCATACTTAGGAGGCAAATGCCATGATGTCAGTATTTCTTCTATCTCTTCGTATTCTGTATTTTTAGACATTTCATCCCAGTAGATGTCAAGCGATTTATCATTTTTATAAAACCCATGTAACGCTTGTTTTTCGTACTCGGCTATGATCATATCATCAACCACATATAACCACCAATGCAACAAAAACATTGTAGATTTATGACATGTTTTTTCTGTAAGGGGATCTACGATTTTTTCAACAACTATCCCGTTTTTTTTCATGAGTCGCATTGTTTTTAGATAGCTGTTCTTAAAAGCTATGTGTTTCTTGAATACATTGATTTTTTCGCAATGCTCAGCAGAAGGTTCTGTTTCCAAAGCTTTCTTATAGAGAAACGGTATTTCTTTATATCCTTGAGTACAGATATCTTTTATGATGGGATGGTGATGTTCATAATCTTCACCTATCATTATGGGATCTTTTATTCTTAGTATATCCTTTTCCCACCGTCTAATTTCTGTATTCCATTGCTTAATCCATTTTCGCGATATTTCTTGAGCCTTCTTTAAAAGACTTATATCCGATTTCGTAATTTGTTCTTTGTATACTTCTATTTCTCGATCTTTCTGTTCCTGAAGTAACTTGAATTGTTCTTCATAGTCATTCATTCTTAAATAGCCCCTAAAAGACAACAGAAAAGTTGCTATTATTAATATTCCTCCTATGACTATGATTATTCCCATTATTCCCCCCCACTTTTTGCTAATCAATAACTTGGTGCTACCGTATAATGGATTCGTTTAGATGATACAATAATGTCTCATTTGGTGTTAAAAACACTAGATTTAGGTGAGGGAAATAAAAAAAGCACAATATTTAGATTTTTTTGTTGACATTGTGTAGGAAATCATATTTAATGATGTCACTGTACTTAGTCGTGTTGTATCTAAAATTATGTTGTATTTCTTCTGTATGCCCTGCAAATGCGGGGTTTTTTGTTATTTAGAGGGTGTATTTAATGACATCAGAAAATACCACTCAGCCTCTTCAAGCACCACTTAAGAAGCGTATTCCTCCGAAGGCAGGGAGTGGTCGTGTCAAAGGTGTTCCGAATAAAATAACGCGTCTTTTGAAAGAAGCTGTGATTAAGGCTGCTGAGAATGCGGGCAATAAAATAGGAAATGATGGATTGGTCTCTTATTTAGAAAAGCAAGCTGTCAGCTGCCCAGCAGCTTATTTAGCATTGCTTGGTAAGGTTTTACCGTTACAGGTTACCGGAGAGGACGGTGGAGCGATTAAAATGATAGGGCGCGTTGAAATAGCGCCTTTGGTTGATGACCATAAGACAGATTAAGATTGTTCCCAAGCTCATACCGATTTTTTCAGGAAGAGCAGCGGTGCGTGCGGCGTGGGGAGGACGAGGATCAGGGAAGACAAGATCCTTTGCTTTGATGGCCGCTTTGAAAGGTTATCAATTTGGTATGGGAGGGATCTCTGGGACGATCCTTTGTGCGCGTCAGTTTCAGAATTCGTTAGCAGAGAGTTCCTTGGAGGAAATTAAGCGCGCTGTTGAAGCGCATGATTTTTTAAAGGATTATTATAAGGTTGGGGAGTCCACGATTAAGTCGAAGGATGGTCGAATATCTTTCCAGTTTTCAGGACTAGACCGGAATATAGCCAGTATCAAATCGATGGGTCGGATTTTGCTTTGTTGGGTTGATGAGGCAGAGCCTGTTACAGAGACAGCTTGGCAAACGCTGATACCGACTTTGCGGGAAGAGGGCGATGGCTGGCGTGCAGAGTTATGGGTGACATGGAATCCTTTACGTGAGAATGCTCCTGTTGAGAGGCGGTTTCGTTTTTCAGAGAATGAAGGGATTAAGGGTGTTGAGATCAATTGGTCAGACAATCCGAAGTTTCCGCAGATATTGAATGAGGCACGTTTGGATGATCTTAAGAACCGTGCAGAGAGCTATCAGCATATTTGGGAAGGTGGTTATTTAAAAGCGGTTCAGGGAGCCTATTTCCAAAAGGAAATGTTGGCTGCCGAGCAAGAGGGTCGGATCGGGCGTGTTGCTCGTGATCCTCTGATGCAGCTCCGTGCCTTTTGGGATATTGGAGGGACGGGAGCGAAGGCAGATGCCACGGCGATTTGGATAGCACAGTTTGTTGGCAGAGAAATCCGTGTTTTGGATTATTACGAAGCACAAGGACAGCCGTTATCGGAGCATATCGGATGGTTGCGTCAGAATGGCTATGAGAAGGCACTGATGATTTTGCCACATGATGGTGCCACGAAGGATCGCGTGCATAATGTGAGTTTTGAGAGTGCCTTGAATGAGGCAGGTTTTGAAACGCAGGTTATTCCTAATCAAGGCCCTGGAGCGGTCAAGATGCGGATAGAGGCAGTGCGTCGTATTTTACCGTCTGTTTGGTTTCATGAAGAGACAACGGTTGGTGGCCGCAAGGCATTAAGTTGGTATCACGAAAAGTGGGATGACAAACGTGGCATTGGTTTAGGAGCTGAACATGATTGGTCGAGCCATGGAGCCGATGCTTTTGGCTTGATGTGCATCACCTATGAAGCGCCACGCATGAAGACACAGCAAAATCGTTATTACGCTATAGAAAGAGAAACAGCCTCATGGATGGCCTTTTAAAGAACGATAAAAAGAAAGCATATCTTGACGATTATGCACTCTATCGACGCTTAAAGTCTTGGTATGCTGAAGATATTAAGCCTGTTAATGAATGGCGGGAACAAGCGCGTGAAGACTTTGATTTTTACAATGGTCGTCAGTGGGCAGAGGAAGATCTTGCGGTTTTAAGAACGCAACGGCGTCCTGTGATGACCTTTAATCGGATAGCGCCTTTGGTGAATGCGATTGTTGGAGCGGAGCGGAATAATAAGCGAGAAGTACAGTTTCAACCGCGGCAAGTTGGTGCTGCAATCCCCAATGAATTGCTAACGGGAGCAGCGGAATGGTTTCGAGATGAAGCGGAAGCTGAATATGCAGATTCCGATGCTTTTCAAGATATGATCATTTGTGGCATGGGATGGACGGATACACGTTTGGATTATGAAACAAATCCGGAAGGTGTGCCCACAGTTAGGCGTTTAGATCCGCTAAAAATGGTTTGGGATGCGAATGCTGTGAGGTCGAATTTGGTTGATGCGCAGCGCTTGTGGTATGTGGATCGCAAATCCATTGAGGATGCTAAAAATCTTTTTCCTGATATGGCTTTAGAAGATCTGAATGCGGACTGGTCTGTAGAGGGTGCTGTGGGTTCTGAAGATTACCCTGTATCGCTTGATGCCTATAGCGATCCTCACACTGGAGGCTTACCGTTTTCAGAAAAGCGGTTTGTGACCCTTGTTGAATGTCGTTGGTTTGAGTATGAGACTTATTATAAGGCACCGGATCCCCAAACGGGTCAGATGCGCGATTATAGCCAACAAGAGTTTGAAGAGCTTCAGACTGTTCTGCCTGAACTCCAAGGAGCTCGCTTTCAGAAGAAAATTGTCAAGCGCGCTTTTCTTGGCCGTCGCCTTTTAGCAAAGCCGGATCGACCTTTAGCGCCTGACGGACAGCTGGGGTGGGAATGTATTACAGGCACATTGGATAAGCTTAAGAACCAATTTTACGGGATTGTTCGTCCTGCAAAAGATCCGCAAAAATGGTCTAATAAATATTTTAGTCAGGTGATGTATATCCTCAACAGCCAATCCAAAGGCGGTTTGATGGCTGAACGCGATGCTTTTGACGATGAACGTCAGGCTTTGGACAGTTGGTCGCGAACGGATGCGATCACATGGCTGAAGAATGGAGCTTTGACCAATGGAAAGATACAGCCGAAGCCGAGTGCGCAGTTTCCTTCGGGTTTTTTCCAGTTATTTAATGAATCGCGTGAGGCCATCACGCATGTTACAGGATTATCTGCTGAGTTTATAGGGACCAGGGAGGTTAATCAAGCGAATGTCCTGGAAAATACCCGCCGACAATCCACATTGAATTTGCTTGCCAGTTTATTTGATAATCTCAAGCTTTACCGTTGCAGGCAAGGAAAAATTATTCTTTATTTGATCCAGAATTATCTTTCTGATGGTCGTTTAGTACGGATTTCTGGTCCTGAGAATGCTCAGTATGTTCCGTTAACGCGTGAAGCTGTGACAAGTCTTGAATACGATATTATTGTTGATGACTCTCCGACCAGTCCGAATGAAAAAGAGAAAACTTTTGCAGCGATTACTCAGATGTTACCGTTGCTTGGTGGTTTTTTAACACCGGAGATGATCCCCGATCTTCTGAAGCTTTCACCGTTACCCGCTACGCTTGTGGCGAGTTTAACGGCCAAGGCACAGCAGGCACAGGAACAACAGCAGCAACAGCAGATGATGCAACAAAACCAGGGGCCACAGTTAAGTCCAGAGCAACAAGCAAAGATTGCAGCTTTACAGCAGGAAACACAGGCAAAAAGCACTCTCTATCACCTTGATGCACAGCAGAAACAAGCTGCCTTACAGCAGAAAAATATTGAGCTTTTCTTGAAGCAGGAACAAGCGCGGATGCAGCTTGAGCTTCAAAGAGCCAAGAATGCGCTAGCGCAGCGTGATTTAGAGCGTAAAGCATTACAAGCACAGTCAGAACAGTATCGTGCTGTAACTAGAAGAGCAACAATATATTAAAGGAACAAAAGATGGAAGAACAATTGACGCCAGAAGAACAAGCGATTTACGATGCACAAGCTAATGATTATTCTGTTGAGCTTGTTGAGCCTGAGCAAGTGATTGACACGATTGAATCGCATGAGAATTCTGAACAGGTGTTCGATGAACAGCCTCAGAAACCGTATGATTATGAAGCGATAGAACAGGAGAGACAAGCCCGCCAAAAGGCAGAGCAAAGTGCTGAAGAAGCACGTGAGCTTGCTATTGAGATTGCGCAGCAATATGCTGCTATGCAGGAAGAAATTGCTCAACAGTATGATAAAAATGTCCCGACTTTAGAAGATGATCCTAAAGCGCATATCGCCTGGCTTAGCCATAAAGTGCAAGAACAACAGAAATTGCTGAATGAGTTTTCTGTTATGAGAGAGGAGCAGGAGCGTATAAATCAAGAGCACTATGAAAGGCAGCAATTAGGGGCTTATTTTGAAGAAGCCAAGGCCCAGGTTCAAGACAAATATCCAGATTTAGACAATATCACAAATTATCTCTATGAGATTGCCGATAATTCATTAAAAGCGCAAGCAAGTCTCTACCCCCAATGGGAAGATCCTGCACTGAGACAGCAGCAAATTGGTGCTGAATTACGCCAAATCTGCCAGCAGTGCCAAAAATCGGGTTTTAACCCCATCGAGGTGCTTGTGCAAAAGGCAAAAGCTTTTGGCTATAGTGGTCCCCAGAACAAGAATGAAGTTGAAGCTCTCCAAGAGCGTAACACAGCAGCGCGGACCTTAGCTGCGCGTGGTGGACAGGTTCCCTTAGGCGGTGTTGATATAAGAACACTCTCTTCCATGTCGGAAGCTGAGTTAGCTGCATGGGTTGAGAAGAATCAAGAAAAATTTGAACACATCATGGACAGGATGTGAAGAGATGCGCAGTGGTGCAGAAGAGATAACCAAGTGGTTGCTTGGTTATGCCGCAAGGCTCATTTAAAAACCAAGAAAGGTATTTTTTGAAATGGCAACAACAAACGTAAACATTAATAGTCCCTTAGCTGTTCAGATTTGGGCTAAGCTGCTTAACGCAGAAAGCTCAAAAGCAACACCAATAGCTCCTCTTATGGGAAAAGATAAAAATAATGTCATCCAAGTTTTGGAAGGCTTGAATAAAACAGCGGGTGATTCAGTCACGAGTGGACTGCGTGTTCAGCTTATGGGAGCTGGTGTTACCGAAGGGCAAACGCTGGAAGGAAATGAAGAGGGGCTTCAATTTATGAATGAAACAGTGCGGCTCAATGAGCTTTCTCATGCTGCGCGTGTTAAATATGAAGGAACAATTGATCAACAACGTGTTCCGTTTAATTTGCGTGCAGAAGCAAAGACTGGACTTGTTGATTGGTATGCTGATCGACTGAGTATGATGTTCTTTATCCAGGCTACTGGATATACAGCTCCATGGATGAAGTTTGAGGGTCGTACAACGACGATAGAACCAGTGCATTATGGTTTTAATGCGCCATTGGAGCCCAGTAAATTGCGCGTTATTCGCCCAGGAAAGAAAAAGGCTGATGAAGAACTCACAAAAGAAGATAAGTTTACATTATCTCTTATCGATGATGCTGTGGAACGTGCGAAATTGGCTAATCCTAAAATTAGACCGGTGCGTGTCAATGGAGAAAGTGTCTATGTGGTGTATCTTCACCCAAAACAGGTGACACAATTGCGCACGAATACAGATGCTGGCCAGTGGCTTGACATTACCAAAGCGGTTTATAGTGGAAGCCGCGCTAAAAACCCCATTTTTGATGGTTCGTTGGGCATGTATAACGGTGTCATTTTACGGGAGTCCGAACATGTTCCTCATGGTGTTCATTCAAAAACGCAAGAGCCTGTTCTTTCTGTTCGTCGCGCTGTTTTGCTTGGAGCGCAAAGTGTGATTATGGCTTATGGTCATAGTAAGGGTAAAACGCGTTATCATCTTGTAGAGAAATTGTTTGACTATGAACGCGAATTTGGCATTGCTGCCAAAACCATTATTGGGATGAAAAAGTCACGTTACACGTTGCCTCATTCTGAGCAAGGAGGGCAAGATTTTGGCACGATAGTTCTCCCATCTTTTTCTGAAGCCCTATAAAAATATTGAGCACATAAAGAGGATTAAATTATGGAAAAGAAACACTCCCTCGCACGTTCATCTTTTGATGGTGCTGAGACAACGGATGATGGAATGCCGATCGCTTTACAAGGTCGGAATCTCCATACACAACAAGTCAGTTTTTTTCGGACTCGGATTAAACATACCGATCGTGGCCTTACAACACAAGTTGGTATTTTGCCTCGAGATGCTTTCATTAAGAGCATCAGTGTTTATACGCTTAGCGATTTTAATGGCGCAACAGCAAAGTTTGGAAAAAAACCTCATGACAGTGATTATGGCACAGCAACGCTGGCGACCTCTGGTGTTGAAGAGCTTGATTTGCCTCTCACTGTGCGAAACGTTCCGTTAGAATTTGAAAACACGATTTACGTTACACGAGATAAGACAAGTACCCAAGGGGAGGCTGAAGTCATTGTTGAGTTTTACACAAATCGTTAAAAAAGGGGGACGTTTGCTCCTTTCGTCCCCCGAAATTCTTGAAAGCATTGATGATGGCAATAACGATACAGACCAGTGGTCCGATTGAAGAAAAAGGTACCTTTGTTCCGCGTAACAAAAACTTTATTCAGATGTTAAAGGACATTCAAGATGAAATAGATGATCAAACCGATGAATATATAGATCAAGTACAGAAGGCGATCTTTTCTGCACTTCGGTTTTGTGAACGCTTGCCCTTTTATTTTAATGAAAGCCGTGAGGTTGTTTTTACGACTTTAAGGGGCAAAAATCGTTATGGAAGGGAGGTCAGTCCCTTTATTGCAGAGGCTGTTCAGATTGTTGATGTTTATCTTTATAAGCATTCCCATAAGTTCAAGCTTTTGCAGACAGACCCGATCATGCTTGAAAGCTCTGAGAATGAATTGGATCGTGGTATCCCAACACGTTATGCCTATTTTGAACAAAAGCTTGTCTTGTCTCCAATCCCAGATGATGCTTACTCCATACGGCTTATTCTTAATCCCATGAGAATAAAAGAGATCGAGACTATGCAAGAGGATTCCATCTGGTTTTTGGAAGCGTATGAGCTTATCAAAACGCGGGCGAAGTACGAACTTTATACGAACATACTCAAAGAACCACAAATGGCTGCAGCGGCTTTTGCGATGTTTCAGGAACAATTAGAAGCCCTGACCATCGAGACTTCACGACGTAAAAACTTATTTCAGATACAACACACAGATTTTTGATGACTTTTATTCCTATTGCTGAATTTCGGCCAGACATCGCCTTTATTAATAGTGGCTATTCGAATGAGATCGTAAATGTTTTGCCTGCTCCTCAGTCCTATATTCCATTTCCAATGGTTGCACCGGCATCGGATCCTTTTCCTGATGTTATCTTGGGTGTTTATGCTCTACGGTCCTTAAATGGTGTGCGGATTATCATAGGTTCACCGACAAAGCTGTATGAGTATAACAATAGTACGCGTGGATGGAAAGATATCAGCAAGCCAGGGACTGAATATCATGCGAATGAAAACGCGCCATGGTCTTTTGCTTCTTTTGGAGAGCATATCATTGCTGTTAATAGCAACGATGTTCCTCAAAAGCTTGTGCTGAAGATGGATGAAAAGTTTGATGATTTAGGCGGCAATCCCCCACGTGCGGGTCTTGTTCGTGTATGGGGAGATTTTGTTTGCTTGATGAAGCTGACCGATAAGCCCAACCGTGTTCAGTGGTCTGGATTGAATGATGCTGAATGGTGGACTGTTGGTGAAAAGAATTGCGACTATCAAGATTTTCCCGATGGGGAATATGTTCAAGGCTCAACGGAAGCGACCAATCCGCTTATTTTTATGCGCTCGGCTATCTATCATGCAACATTTGTTCCGGGCTCTAAAATTATCTTCAGCTTTGCCAAGATAAAAGATAAAATGGGGGCTAAAAGCAGTACGGCTATTGCAAGTCGTGGCAACAACACTTTTTTTATTTCTGATGATGGTTTTTACCAGATCAACAGTACAGGAGAAATGGTTCCTATTGGTTTTGGTAAAGTGGATAAAACCATTTTTACACTCTACAGTAATTTTGCTCTTGATGAGATGAAAGCGTGTATTGATCCCATCTATTCACGGGTTTATTTCTCTCTTTATGATGACATTGCAGGAAGCAGTATCTATGTTTATGACTGGCTGCTCCAAATCTGGAGTGTTATTAAGGGACAGGATCTCCTTTTATTTCCTCTCTTTGCAGCGGGTTATACATTGGAAGGTTTAGACGAAGTCTCAGAGCGCCTTATAGATTTACCCGCTTCCCTTGATAGTAAGATGTGGCAAAATGGCGCACCGGTGTTGGGAGCTTTTACTGAAGACAATAGATTTGGGCTTTTTGCGGGAGCACCGATGGAAGCAGTGATTGCTTCACAAACGGTAGGAGACACAGGAAGACAGATCAATTTAATGACGGAAGCCTTTGTTCAAGCGGACACAATAAAAGGTCGTTTAAGTGTTGGCTCTGCATTTATCATTGATAAGAGAAATAAGTTAAACTGGGACAAAGAACGCTATGCGGCCTATAATAATAATGGGATGTACACTCTTCGGTCTCGGGCCCGTTATCACGCTTTGCGTCTTAGAATTCCAGAAGGGACCCAATGGACTCATATGACGGGTTTTGATGTGACGCTTAAACCCGCAGGCATAAGATGAACTTTAAGATTTATAATACGGAAAAATGGAGTGCGGACCAGATGGCACCCTATTTTGATCCTGTCTTAAAATCCATTGTTAGCTTTAACAAGAAGTTTGCTGAGGATTACGCTCCAGAGACTATTTTAAATGATATTTTGAATGGCGATAAAATTCTTTGGATTATTGTTGATGCGCATGAAAATTTTATGGCTCATGTCACAACAGAATTACAGAAACTCATCACAGGAACCCTGCGCGCTGTTATTGTAACGCTTAGCGGAAGAGGCGGAAAACACTTAAGCCAGGTTATTCCTCAGATTGAAGCTTATTATAAGGAAAAGGGAGCGAAAGAGCTTCTTATCATAGGCCGGCGTGGATGGAAAAAATCTCTTCAATCGCATGGCTACGTCGTTAATCTTTTAGAATATAGAAAGCAGCTTTAACATGGGGAAAAGTACCAAACCCACTCAGACAACAACACAAACAAGTGCCCCCCCTCAATGGGCGCAAGGGATTTTTAAGCAAGCCGCTCAGGATGCCATGAATTTCTATAATAAAGGCAGTGGAAAGGCTGTTTATGACGGTGAGCGTGTCACAGGTCTCAGTGATCAAACAAAGAATGCGATCAATGGGCTTAACAATACTGCTCAGAACTATGAGAATAGTTATTTGAATGGATTGGCGACAGGACAAAATTCAACCAGTAAAAACTTAAGTGAGATGGCTTCTGGCCAACAAATAGGGAATAACCCTTACTTTAATGATGCGCTTCAAAATGCGTTAAACAAAGCGACGAATTCCATTAACAGTTCCTTGGCGGGTGCTGGTCGTTATGGTTCTGGTGCCCATACAGGGGTTCTTGCAAATGAATTAGGGGGCATGGCAACCCAAGCGTTATCGCAGCAATATAACCAAGATGTCAGTCATATGATGAATGCCAATGGTTTAATCGATCAAGCGAACCAAAATCAATTGGCCGGGGCGAATAACTTTTTTCAAGGGCAAGGTCAGTCCAATATGAATGCTTTGACGGGAGGAAGTTTGATTGATGCCAATAATCAACAAAAATTAGATGCAGAACGACAAAAATGGGAACAACAGAATAATCTTGATTGGGATCATTTAAGTAAGTTGCTTTCAGCTGGAGGCGCTGCTGCTGGAGGCTATGGAACACAAACATCGCTTACACAGCAAAAACAAAATCCTTGGAAAATTCTTGGAAACGCTGGAAGCATTCTTGGAAACTGGGCTGGGCTTAGTGATGTGCGGGCAAAAGAAAACATTATCGCAGTGGGACAGAAAAATGGTCATAAGCTTTATGATTATAACTACAAGGGTTATCCCGAGCGCTATCGTGGTGTCATCGCGCAAGAGGTTTTTCAAGCAAATCCTGAGGCCGTTTTTTTGAACACTGCTACAGGCTTTTTGCATGTTGACTATAACAAGCTTGGCTTTACCATGGAAAGGGTTTTGTGATGGAGCAAAAAAAAGAATCTTTTTCTTTCTCGAAATTTTTTGATCCCAAATTTTTGCGTCCTTTGATGCATGAGGTTATTCCTCAATTGCCAGGGTATTTTCTCAAACAGCCTACGCTTCCAGATTCATCGTCTGCGGTTATTACAGATTCTGAAAAATCTGATCATTCGCAAAAAAACGATCTTAGTGCATTGATCCGAGGTGTTAATACGGTATTCGGGGAATCGAACACAAAAAATCCAACAGCATTGATTATGTCAACGGATGATTTAAAGCAGCAAACACCTCCACTTCCTGATTATTCGAATTATAAGCTCCTAGAGGATGAGAGACAGAATTTTCCGAAACAGGGTGTCTCATTGAGCCCTCAACCTGCATTTGTTTCAAGTATTGATAAAGCGGATGAGAACGAAGAACACGCACAGTATAAAAATGTGATGGATTATATTTCTGAGATTAACAGAAAACCTACACAAGAAGACTTACAGAATAAGGGCACTCCACTCAATAATGAGGAATTTCCTCGTCCTTTGACAGAGGAACGAGCCTTACAAGACAAGAATGTTTTTGATGGCCGGACAGCAAAGGATGAAGGTGAAAACGGGAGTAACTTTTGGGATCGCTTGAAGAAATCGGAGTTTTCAGAGCATTTAATGGATTTTTTCTCTGGTCTTTCACAAGGAGAAACACCAGAGGAAAGTTTTTCCAATGCAGGGATTGCTTTGCGACAGGGGAATGTTGAACGTGCACAACGTCAGCAAACTTTAGAATTTTTACGCTCAAAGGGATATAGCGCTGAAGATGCAAAAGCCCTTATGCAATATCCTGATGTTGTTCAAAAAATGATTGGAAATACCTTGAATTCTGAGGAAGGGTATAGAACACTCACGGCAGAAGAAAAGGCGGAATATGGACTTCCGGAAAATATCCCTTTCCAGGTTTCAAGCTCGGGGAAAATCATTCCTGTTTCAAGTCCTGAGGGAGGATATAGAACGCTTACAGCAGAAGAAAAGGCGGAGTATGGACTTCCAGAAGATATCCCTTTCCAGGTTTCAAGCTCAGGGAAAATCATCCCGGTACAGGGGATGCAGGGTTCTAGATCTGCTGCTGAAGCTGGTTACACGCTTGTGAAGGATAAAAGTACACAGAGTGGTTTACGCGCCATACCCATTACAGGAAGTGCCGCAGAACGTACATTAATCAAAGAAAAGAACGAAGCATTATTACGCTATGCCGAGGGGATTGCCCGTGGAGAACGGCTTGTTAACACATCAAAAGATTTAATGAAGATCCTTGATGAAAATCCAAAGATCGTTGGGACGATTGGTCATCTTCTCTCCAAGATACCAGGGTCGGACGGAGCTGATTTTGCGGCTATATTGAAGACTCTGAAAAGTAACATTGCCATTGATACATTGCAAAAAATGAAAGCTTTGGCTCCGAATGGAGCATCGGGCTTTGGAAACTTATCAAATGTTGAATTTGAAGCGCTGCAGAATTCGATTGCAGCATTGGGTACGAATCTTACAGCAGAGCAAATGAAAAAATCTCTTCAAACAATTATTGAGACTTACAGTAAAGCGAATAGAGCAACGAAGATTCTTCTTTTTGGGCAAGAAGCATTAACAGTTGAACTTGTTGAAGAAGCCTATGGGATTACGCCTGATAAGCAAAATGATGAGAAGAGTGAAGGATCCGATCATCAATTCAACAAATATTTCGAAGCATTACCGGAAGGGATGATGTTTGTTGATAGTGATGGCCACATTAAGGAGAAACAAATCAATGGCTGAGCTCCCCCCTCTTATTCATCGTAAAAATACAAAAGTCATTGGGCATATCAGTGACTATACTCCCGAACAACTTCAAGAGCTTTTTTCGAAGAATAAAGAAAGGCTTAATGGTTCTATTCCAGAGAATAAAGAGGCAACAGGAAAAGACGCGTTGAAGCCGACTGCCGCAGGTGCTTTTGGATGGGGAGCCGTTCACGGAGCAGCTTGGGGTTATGATGATGAAGTAGCAGGAGCGTTAGCAGCAGGCCCTGTAAAATATTGGAAGGGTGATAAGGAAGCAGTCAAAAAATATGATGAAGTAGCGAAGAGATGGCGTGACTATCAAAAAGCGGCGGATAGAGATCATCCTTATTTATCTATTGCGGGTAATGTGGCTGGTTCTGCAATGAACATACTTGTGTCGCCTATAGCTACAGGAGCGAAGGTAGTGGTTGGTTCTGCAATGCGTGCTGCACCCTATCTAATGCGTGCTGCACCCTATCTTTGGAAAGGTCGATCAGCAGCTTCGGGAGCAAAAATGACCGGTAAAGCTTTGTTAGATGGAGCAGAGCAAGCAGCAGCAAAGCTTGGAAGGCGTGCAGCAAAGATTGGAAGAAATATAGCAGCTCCGGAAGGACAACTAACTGGTAAAGCTTTATTAGATGGGGCAAAACAAGTTGCAAAGCGTGCAGCAGAAAAAGCAGTGGGGAATCAAGGAGCAAAAATAACAAGCAGCGCTCTTGCAGCAGGAGAAAGAGCTGCTCAATCGGCCTTGGCGGAAGGTGCAGGACAAGCAGCCGCAAAAGCAGCAGCTCTTGCCGCAAGGAAAGCAGCAGCACGCAAAGAGGCTGCAAAATTTAAGTGGGGACGTGCAATAGGAAACGGAGCCATCTATGGTGCTATAGCAGGAAGTGGTGAAGGCGAAGGTTTTTGGAATACTTTAGGCACAACAGGCACTGGAGCAGTGCTAGGAGTAGCGGCGCCTTTTGCCATTGGTGGAATCTCAAAAGCTATACCTTCTTCTGTTAAAGAAATGCCTTCTGCTGCACTCCGTAGTTTAGGTGAATTGGTTAGGAAGACACAACCTGCAACCCATGGAATAAGCCCTAAAGCATTGAGGGAAATCCGTCATTCTTTAGGGGATGATGTTATGGACAATCTTGAACAGACATTAAAACGGCGTGGTCCTGACTCAATGATCATTGATCTTCATGATGGTCTTGCTGCACGGGCTTTTGAGGCTGCCCAAAAAGATCATGATGCCTATTCCATTGTAAGAAACCGTTTAGGAGCCAGGCAAAATGAAACTTATCGACGGATTGACGACGGAATAACAAGGGTGCTTGGTCCAAAAGTCAATACAAATGATTTACAACAGGAGATTATTAACCGAGCGAAGGCAAAGGCTGGGCCACTGTATGAGAAGGCAAAGGCAATGCCAATTGCTAAGACTGTTCAAGAGAAATTACGGATTTTGCAAAAAAGACCTGCATTTCAAGACGCCTCCGAAAAAGCACTGGTAAGAGTGCTTAATGATTTGGATTCAAAGGTTCTGGCAAGCAATAGCAGTCCACAGTTAGATATGCGGCTTTTGCACAAGGCGAAAGAAGTACTGGATGATAAGATTAACTCTGCTGCTATAAAAGGAGAACGGGGATATTCTAGAGAGTTAATGAATGTTAAGCAAGAACTTCTTGATGTTTTGGAAACCTCTTCTCCAGGGTATGCTAAAGCGCGGAACCTTTATCGGAGCGAACTCGAAATTGGTGATGCTTTAAGTCAAGGGAAAGAAGCGCTCAAGAAGAATATTGATTTGGATACGATTAAAAGCCAGCTTGCAGGCATGAGCGCATTGGAACAAGATGCCTTTAAAAAAGGTGTTCGTGGACAAATAGAGACCGCATCAAAAAATGCCAATAACCCAGAGCATAATTTGTTGAGTTTGTTCGATACACAAAACACTCAAGAGAAACTACAGCATATTTATGGTGAGAATAAAGCAGATCAATTGATGAAAATATTGAAACCAGAGGCGGAGAGATCAAAGCTTTTTGCACAACTGCCAAAACATATAGGAGAAGTAGGAGAAAGGGCAGCGCAAAACGATAAGAATACAAAGAATCTCAGTCCAGGTAAGGCATTAATGAAGTTTTTTACAGGACCATGGGCAAACGGAATGCGAGGATTCCACAAAGATACAGAGAGGGATATTGCAGCTCTTATAACAGCGCGTGAGAAGGGAAATATTGGATTATCAAGGAAAAAAGCGGTTGAACTTCTTAAGAAGTTTCATGAAGCAGAAAAGAAACGCTTAATAAAGAAAGAAGATGTTGCAAAATTCATCAGTCTTCTTTCTCTTCTTTTGAATGACACTGCTGTTAGAAGGATTGCAAATAAATGATTCATCCTAACGTTAAGTCTGCGATTTCTCAGGCAGCGCAGAAGTATGGTTTACCGGAAAGCTTTCTTCAGCGGGTGGCCATGATAGAAAGTAATGGTAATCCCACTGCACAAAATAAGAACAGTAGTGCAGGAGGGTTGTATCAATTTTTAGATTCAACAGCCGAGCAGTATCACTTAAAGAATAAGTTTGATCCCTTTGAAGCAACGGATGCTATGGCGCGATTGACGAAGGATAATACGCGTTATTTGCAAACAGCTTTGGGGAGAGCTCCTTCAGAAACAGAGCTTTATTTAGCGCATCAACAAGGTCCAGCAGGGGCTGCCAGATTGATTAAAAATCCCACGCTTCCTGCAGGACAGCTTTTAGGTCAACAGGCGGTAACATTGAATGGTGGACAGATGAAAAACACGGCAAGTGATTTTATGAATCATGTTTATCAGCTTTATAACAAAACGGGTGCTGCTTCAAATATGATGACGCATTCACAGCAAGAAAGAGCTTCACAAGGAATTGAGAGATTTCAAAAAGCGATTGAGGGTGATCAATCCCTGATGAAGAACACACCTTCTTTTAAAAACGGTTTAATGAAACTCGCTGACTTAATGAAACAGAGTGCAGAGATATACAATAAGGAAGAGCAGAGGGCACAGCAGCAACCCAGCATGAGAGGGGGGATGCAGTTTGGCACCCGTCCTCCTATAGATTTAACACCGTTAATTGATCCCTCAAGGCGGCAGTTTGCTGCTTTTTCTGGCCAGCAAAGAGATAAGCACTCACGAGAAGAATTATTAAAGAGAGGAGGGGTTTATCATGTCTGATATTTATGACTGGTCGCTTACAGCTGATGCCAATGCACACTCAGATGATTTGATCAATTGGGCAGAAGGTCAGCCACCAAGTTCTGTTAACGACAGTGCACGGGCGATGATGCAACGTGTGCGGGAATATCTCGCAGATAATGGGGGATCTCTTCATTCGGTTTTTAATGTGAATGATCAGGAAAAGACAACATCCATTACGCTGACGACGGTTTCTCCAATAACGATGTATAAAAATGATCTTATTCTGCGTTTTAAGGCTTGTGGCGTCAATATTGGTCCGACAACACTCACAGTGAACAACATAGGAGAGAAGCCTGTTTACAAAGCAACGGATGCTGGTGTTGTCTCCTTAGAGGGTGGTGAATTACAAGCGGGCGGTATTTATGAAATCGTTTATAGTGAGGATGCTTCAAAAAAAGATCTTGATGGCTGGTATTTAATCAATCCTACACCCAAAACTCCGCCCCAGGTAAAAAGCTTTCCTGCTGGTTTTGTCGCGACATTTGCTATGCAAGACCTCCCGGGTGGTTGGCTTCTCTGTAATGGTGCTGTTTATAAGCGTAGAGATTATCCAGACTTATTCAAAGCTATAGGGGTTCAGTGGGGGAAAGACAGTGATGAAACCTTTAAAGTTCCCGATTTTAGAGGAATGTTTTTGCGTGGCTTTGATGATGGTCGTGGCTTAGATAGCAAAAGAACATTTGCTGAAATGCAGAAAGATAGCATCAAATCGCATACCCACAATTGCACTATTGAAAAATCAGGCAGACATAACCACGGGTTTGATTATTATTCCATTATGGAAGGGGGGCCTAATGTTGGTGCAAGAAATCCAGCTTATAGGACTACCTACAGAAGAAGTGCGACAGATTCTGCTGGTGAACATACACATAAGGTCAGTCTTTCTTCAACAGGTGAGACAGAAACCCGTCCTGTGAATGCAACGGTTGTTTATGCCATAAAATCATGAAGTTTTTGAATGTTTAATCATCCCTCTGCTATTGATGATATTACTGACGCGGAGCAAATCCGCGTTCTTTTTTATGCCAGTCATAGAATAGTTCATGCACCGTTAAATAAGATCATCGCTATGATTAAAAAGGATGTTCAGCATGATCTTTCCAGTGCTTTTATGGAGCAGCAAAAAGCAACAGATGAACGCCTGGAAACTCTACAAAAAATGATCGATGAGTTACGTTTGCAGTGTTCCCCTTCCACACCCCCTCAAAAATGAATTTAAGGAATTGAATGCCATGCCTCTTCCACACCATACACATACATTTACGCTTGAACCAGCAACCAAAGAAGAAGTCAAAGAAGGTCTTTCAGACAGTAAGGCTCTTGCCCCTGTTTCAGTAGGCAGTGCAGCAGCTTATTCTGTCAATTATTTTGCAACCGCTGCTCAAGGCAAAAAGGCCGATGATGCCGTTGCTAAGAGAGATATTGGGGCCCTTGCTTACAAAGATAAAGCCACAGTTTATGATATAGAAGCCAGCGGTTATCCTGGTGAAGAGACGCTTTTATCCGGGGCTGGTTGGGTCACACCATCCTCTTTAGAGGTTGGTGATATGAAAGCCTCACTTTATGACCCAGACAATATCAGGTTAAGTGCGTTTTCGATGGAAAATATGAGTGAGGGTCCTACAAAAAAGATTTTGTCTGAGGAAGAAAGATTAAAGTTGCAGTGGCTTAGTTCTTTGGGTCCCACGATAGAAAAGTGGCATGCAGGCGATGAGGGGATCAACTATCCTATTTCGCCTGTTGATCTGAAAAATACCATCCATTACTTTTCGTTGTCGAAGTCTCTTGGGATGTCAAAGTCGGTCTATGATCCACAAAAAGTGGGCAAAGATGCTTTTGATATGGACAATATGCGAGAGGGAGAGAAGCATTTTATCTTAACAGCTGAAGAGCGCATACAGATAGCAGAGATTGAGGCGATTAAAGAAGGCATTCATGATGCCAAAGAGACAGCGGAATGTGGGGTTCATACAGCTCATGAAGCAAAAGAAGCTGCGGACAGCGCATTAAGTATAGCAAAGGGTGCAGAAACTAAAGCTGTGGATGCACAAACTACGGCTCAAGGATGTGCGAGTATTGCAGGTGAAGCAAAGGAAACTGCTGAGAGCGCTTTCAATAGAGCGGAGAAAGCAGAAGTTCATGCTTCAGAAGCACAAGCTATTGCTACTATTGCACAAAGTACAGCTCAGGATGCACAAGATTCCATCAGTACTGTGAAAGAAACAGCTGATAAAGCGAAAGAGACAGCGGATAAGGTGCAGGAAAAAGTTGATCTCATGCAAGCTTTTGAACAGCAAGACTGGATTAATGGCACCAAAACAGAGGGTGGTCTAATCTCACCGGTTCATCTCCTCGCTTCGATACAAGCACATAGCAGCAATAGCAGCGGCGGTGGGAGTTGTAGTTGTAACGGAGCTCTGAAACCGATTGAAATTTTGATGACAGAAAGTGGAGAGATCCCTTGGCCAGAAGGTATTACTGATGAGACAGAACTTGAAATATGGGCTTGGGGAGGAGGCAATGCTGGGGTTAGTAGTTCTGTTGGCTGTGGTGGTGCTGGTGGTTGTTGTACATACGTAAGAACAAGGAAAAAGTTTCTTGGCAAGAGTTCAGTGAAAATTGGAAGAGGAGGAAGGACTGATGATGATCATGGTGGCAGAGAAACAAAAGTTGGTCAATTTATTATAGCTCTTGGTGGAGCCTCATTACAACCTCATCAAACAGGTGGATTTGACGGTGAAAATGCTGAACTTGGTGCTGGTGGTGATGGTTTTCTTGGCGGCAATGGCGGTAATGGCGGTTTGGGTGGTAAGGGCGGTGATAACGGCGGTCGTGGTGGTCATGGTGGTGATAATTTTTTATCCAATGGTGGTAAGGGCGGTAACGGTGGTTTGCCCATTAACAAAGGTAATTGTGGTAATGGCGGTGATGGTGGTGATAGTGTTTATGGTGGAGGAGGGTTAGGGGGGATGGGTGGTAATGGTTTTCGTGGCGGCAATAGCGGTAATGGCGGTTGGGGTGGTAAGGGTGGTCGTGGTGGGAGTAGTATTTATGGCGGCGGTGGTGGCGGCGGTCGTGGCGGTCGTAGCGGTGGTAATGGCGGTGATGGTGGTGATAGTATTTATGGCGGCGGCGGCGGCGGTGGTGGTCATGGCGGCGGTCGTGGTGGTAATGGTGGCGGTAGCATGTGGGGCGGTAAGGGTGGTCGTGGTGGTAATGGTGTTGGCGGTGGCGGTGGCGGTTATTTTCCTGGAAAAGATGCAACGTCCTCATCTAGTGGCGATGGTGGCGATGGCGCCGTATTAATCAAGGTTTACTTATAGAATGGAAGTGAATAATGGCACGAAAAATCAGTAAAAATTGTCTCAATTATTTAAAGAAATGGGAAGGGCTACGGCTTTATGCTTATCAAGATGCTTCTGGCATTTGGACCATAGGATATGGTCATACGGAAAAAGCCGGTAAACCAATCGTTTTTGAAGGCATGGTCATTACAGAAAAAAAGGCGGAAACTATGCTTTTGTCGGATTTGCGTCAATATGAGCGGGCGGTAGAGAAAGCGGTTTATGTCAACTTAAGTGATGAGCAGTTTGGAGCTCTTGTTTCCTTTTGTTATAATATAGGGATAAGAGCTTTTCAAAATTCTACCTTGCTTAGGAAGCTTAATAAAGGGGATTATGAATCTGTACCCATTGAATTGCAGAAATGGACAAAAGCAGGAGGCAAGCGTTTGAAAGGTCTCGTCCATCGTCGTGCAGCAGAGGCAGGATTATGGGCTAAGAGTGCGTATGTTTCGTCTAATTATCAGCCAGTTGAAAAGCTAGAGTCCACAGGGCTTTTCAAAGCAGAAATTCTTGCCCCTATCATAGCTTCTTTTTCGGGATTTGGGGAATTATTAGCAGGGAGCGGTCCTATGCAATGGGCTTTAGCGACGATTATGGTTTTTGCATCCTGTGTAGGGTTAGTGTTTATTGTTAAGCGCTTGTGTGAGCAACGTTTATGATTTTTCTGGGAAAAAAATATTTTGCAGTGATGATGGCGGTTTTAACCGCTTTTTTTATAGCTTTAATGAGGGTTTTTCGTTTGGGTAAGAAGACTGAACGGCACAAACAAAGAGAGAGCATAGTCAAAAGAGCAATAACACGGCTGGAAATAGAAAATGAAGTTAATAAGAAAAATGATGCCGATGTGCGTGCTGATCTCTCTGAGTGGGTGCGCGACAAATAA